TTGAGCGCGATGCGCGCCGCCGTGTTGCGGTTCGGGTCCGACACGGTGCCGAACCCGCGTACGTGGTATTTCATGTCCACGAACGCCATCTGCACGTTGAAGTCGGCGACGAGTCCGATGTTCAGCCCGACGCGGAACGGCACGTCGCTCGGCGGCGGAGGATCGGGGTCCGTGCCTTGGTAGTGGGGTCGCCGGAACTTGTTCTCGCGGCGACGAATGGAGGCGATGGTGGCGGGCCGCATCTCGCGCGCGCTCAGAAGTCGCAGTAGTTCCCGAGCGCGAACCGGATCACGTGCACCGTGGGCGCAGCCGTTCCGGTCCCCGTGCCACGCAGGCAGCAGATGCGCAGGTTCTGACTGTTGGCCGGCATGTTGGTCGTGATCGTGTTGGTGACATCCGCCCCGCCGATCAAGTTGCGCACGCGATACCAAAGGCTCTGCACGCCGCCGATCGAGCGCAGGGCCCCGTCAAGCTTGAAGACTTGCGTCGCGTCGTTCGCGGCAAAGCCGCTGCCGCCGTTGATCGTCGTCTCGGTCTGCACGCCCGACGCGTCGTTGTTCATGACGACGAGCTGACTCATGTCGTTGTCAGCGCCGACGCCGAAGAAATTGGTGATCGCGCTTGGCTGATTGCTTGTCGTCAGGGTCGGTGCCGTCCCCACGACGCCGACGAGTTGCTGGCCCGCCGGGTTCGCATCGGCAATCGCCCACGTGACCGAGAACCGCTGTTGCGCGTCTACCGTCGCGGCGGGCATACGGAAGATGCTGCCCCCCCATGCGCACCCACCGGTGCGATCCGCCGCGGCGGTGCCGCCCCAGACTTCGCGCTGGCAGAAGGTGTCAAATAGCGACGCGAAGCTCGACGCCGGGGTGTATGACGTGCGAGTGCTGCCGTCTACCGCAGACGCGGCCCCGGCCGCAATGGTCGTGCCTTGCGTAGCGGTGACAGAGGACGGAACGTAGTGCGCCGAATACTCGTTGAGTCGGAACGGGATCGACGAGGCGCCGCCGCCCGGCGTCCAGTAGGCGAGCGAATTCCACGCGGTCGAGCCGTCGCCGACCTTCGCGAGCCCGGTGTCGCTCTCCAGGCCGACCACCGCCGCGCCGAGCGTCGGGTTGTTCGATGTCCAGTTCGCGGCGGTGTCGCTGCGTTGCCTCATCGCAGCGCCCGCAGACGATGCGCTGCCACCGTTGATGGTGTTGCTCGCGCCGAGCGTCTTGTTGTTCAGCGTCTCGGTGACGGAGCCTCGATACGCGAGCGAGTTCCAGGCGGTGCTGCCGTCGCCGATCTTGAACAGCCTGGTATCAGTCTCGAAGCCGACCTCGGCAGCGAGCAACGTCGGATTCGCGCTCGTCCAGTTGGCGGCGGTCTCTCGGCGAAGTTGAATCTTCTGCGGCATGGCGGTGCTCTTTGTGAATCAGGGGTACGTGCTGCCGGCAAGCCCGCCGTCGATGGCGGTCGTACCGGTGAAGTCCGAGTTCGCGAGGCCGCCGTCGATCAGCGTGCCGGTGCTACCGCCACCGCTGCCGCCGACCTGCCGCCACACGGCGGCGCCGTCGGTCGCATCGGTGCAGATGAACGCCTGATCGCTCGTCGTGTTATTCCACAGCGAGCCGACCGCGTAGCCCTCGTCCACGTCGTTGTCATTGCCCGGGTCGACGGTCGCCGCGAGATTGCTGCGCGCCCAGGGCTCGCCGTACAGCAGGAACGCCGAGCCGTCGTAGCGCCAGGTCAGCGTCGCCTCGGTCGTCGGCCCCATCCAGAACGAGGTGATGAACGTGCCCTGCGCGACGCTGTCCGAGCTCGGGATCGTGACGGTGATGCCAGCCGCAGCAGCGTCGGTGTTCTTGACGTGCAGCGAGAACCAGGTGTTCGCGGTCGGCGTCAGGTTGAAGGTGAACGCCGTGTCGGCCGAAATGGACTTGGTGTTGAGCTCCTGCGACGTGTTGATCGCATTCGCGCCCATCGCGTTCGGCGGCGTGATCATCGAGCCGCCGTGCGTGATCGTTCCGCTGAAGATCGGGCTCGCGGAATTCGCCTTCAGCCCGAGCGCGGCCGCAAGCGGCGTGTTGACCGTCGGCAGATCCACCGTGGTGTCGTCGACCAGGTCCCCGTAGGCCGTCGCGCCGCCGCCGCCGCCCGAGGCGTGCAGCGTGGTGCCGCTCATCGTCAGGTTCGTGCCGAGCGTGATCTCCTGCAGCGCACCACCGCCGGCGCCGCTGCCGCGCCCGGCCAGCTTGCTCTCCGCAGAGAGCGTCAAGCCCGAGGCGCTGGCCAGGCCAGGGCTGACCTTCGCGTTCGCGGTCGTCTGCGCGTTCTGCGCGGTCGAGAGCGCCGTGGCGGCCGTCGCCTCCGCCGTGCTCGCCGTGACCGCTGCGCTATTGGCGGTCGACTGCGCCGACACCGCCGTCGACTGCGCCGCCCCGGCCGCGGTCTCCACGACGCCCGTGTAGTCGTTCAGATTGTCGAAGTTCTCGTCGACCTCGGCGGCGGTTAGGTTCCGCGAGAGGCCGACGCGGTGGGTGATGGTGGCGGGCATCGCAGCCTCTCCCTATGCGTAGGCGTCGGCGTAGTCGTCGGCGTAGACAGAGGCGCCGATCGGGTCGCTGACCGCCAGGTAGAGCGTCGTGACGCCGGTGCCGTCGGGCTCGATGCGGACGACGGCGTATCCGGTGATCGAGCCGACGACCGCGTCGCCGACTTCGACCGCAGCGACGTCACTCGAGCGGCAGGTCAGGATCGGCTGCAGGCCAGCGACCCCAAGCCCTCCCGCCTCGATGTAGGCGTTGTCGAAGATCGCGTTGACCGACGCCCCGCCGATCGACACCGCAGTCGCAAAACCGGCGGTGTCGAAGAACGGGGCGAGGTCCTCGGCGAAGGACATGTCAGGTCCAGGTCGACGGCACCTTCGTGCGGAAGGTGATCGACGCGGCGACGAGCGCGGGGCCGGTCACGATCGTGCCGACGCAGCGAACCCAGCCGCCGATCGCGTTGCCGTTCACGGTGCGCTTCTGCACCGAGTTGGCGGTCACGGCGGCGTACGCGCCTTCGTTCGGCGTGATGGCGGCGCCACCGGTGCCGGAGCCGTCGGTGGCGTGCTCGATGGTCCAGACGATCGACCCGGTGAGGGCGCCGCACTGGTTCACGAACATGATGTCGCCTTCGGCGGTTCGCGCGTCCACCCAGCCCGAGGTGGCGGCGGCAGTATTCGCCGCCGACACCGGGCTGAGGAGGAGCGTGGTCGTCGAGGCTTGCGCTTCGTTGCCCAGCATGTCAGGCCCCTTTCTTCGCCCGTTCGGGCTTCACTTCGGCCGCCGGCGCCGGGGCCTCCGCGGCCTCCGCCTTCAGCAGCTCGACCTTGTTGTAGGCAGCCAGCTCCACGGCGAGTCGGTAGTCGAGTTCGAACGCGGCACCGATCTCCTTGCGCTGGGTCTTGAGCAGGAAGGGCCGGAGCACCTTCACGCGAGCGGTTTTGTTCATGGCACCGGGCAACGCGCCGCCCACCAAGGGAGAACCCGCGGCAGTAAGCACGTCGCCCCTCCCTTTAGGTGATCGAGGAGGCGTAGGAGAAGGCGCCGCCGTAGCGAACGCCGACGTCGATCGACAGCAGCGCACGCACGCCGACGATTCCCGCCTGGAAGTTCGCGTAAGGGTTGACCTCGATCTCGAGCACGCCCCACTCGCCGATCACGCACTGCGAGAAGTCCCCGCCGAGCATGGTGGCCGACGACATCTGGTTCGAGCTCATCGCCCGCTGGCCGAACATCGAGCCATTGAGCAGGCTGCCCTGCCAGAGCCGGGTGGTGCCGGTGGTCGGCAGTTCCGGGCGAACCATCAGCAGCGCGGCGACCGCGGGGGTCGTCACGTAGCCAAAGCTCTCGGTCAGAAGGTTCCCGCCAGCGACGTCGCTCTGGAACTCCAGAACACCGCCAGCGGCGAGCGAGGTGCCCGTCACCGAACCGACGCCCGAAGTGCCGACGATGCCCTGCGGCTCGCCAGAGGCACCCGAACCACGCAGCGCGCCGACGTCGACGGCCAGGGCGCAGATCTTGGCCAGGTCGCCGGTCACGATGCCCTCGGCGTCGGGGCTCGACTGGAGCATCAGGTTGCGGCTGATCTCGGTGTATCCGCCGACCGTCTTCGGCGAGAGCGACATCTGCGCGAAGGTCTGCGCGCTCTCGGTGACCGTGCTGGCCTCGTTTGCCAGCCAGACCGCGGTGCCGGCTGCAGACTGCTTGGGCACCGTCACGTTGCCGACCAGGCCGGAGAGCCGGGTCGCGCCCATCGCGTAGACCACCGAGCGATTGCGCATGAGCTCGATGAAGCTCATGTTGTTCGTCGCCACGATGTAGCCACCGCCGGACGCCGACGCGACGGTCAGGTCACGCCTGGCACGCTGGACTTCGAACGGCACGAAGAACTTGTTCGGGTCCTGCATCTTGCCGAGACGCTGGGCCACCGCCCGGGAAGCCTCGAGCTCGAAGCCGGCGTTGTTCCAGTTCTTGTCCACGACGGCGCGGATGGCCCGGAAGAAGCTGAAGGACTGGGCCTCCTTCTCCGACAGACCGATCGCGGCCTCGGACTTCGGGGCATTCTTGCTGCGCTCCTCGATGACCTTCAGGACGTCATCGGACAGCTGCTCGATGCTCAGGCCCGTGCCGATCCAGTAGTCGCGCAGGTTGTCGTCGATCTTGTTGGCCTTGCAGATGTTCTCGATCCCGCGACGGCGGGAGCGCTCCATCTCGACCGCGCGTTCGCCGGTCGGCTGCTGCGGCTGGGCGGCAGCCCGGGTTTCGACTTCCGCGCTGGAGCCCGCGGCGGCTTGCGTTTCGACCGTCATGGTCTTCCTTTCAGATGCAGCGGGGGCTGCGGGTTGTGTAACTTCGATCTTGAATTCCGGCAGCGAGTCAAGCTCGCGGAAGAAGCCGGCATTGATGTCGGCGGGCTCGGCAACGAGCGCCGTGTGGGTGGGCATCCAGCGCGTCGTGTGCAACACGCCGTCGCTACGGATGTTTCCCTTGATGCGGGCGTAGCCGACACTGACCGACCGGATGATTCGGTTGACCACGTCGTCGCGATAACCGGCCGCCTCGGGCCGAGTGCCGAAGGTCGCCATGCCGCGCAGCCTCCCGCCGGAGACGGTGAGGTTGTCGATCACGCCGACGTTGACCTGTCCCGACCGATGGGTCGCGATGATGGGCAGCGGGGCGCGCTGCAGATCGATCGCCTCGGGCGAGTGGAGAAGAATCTCCGGGCCGTCCGGCATGTCCACGACGGCATCGCTGGACACGACGACGGGAATTCCGTCGCCAGCGGCGGCGCGCTCGTCCACCTCGAAGGCGAAGGTCCGAACCTGCAGGTTCTTGCGATCGGTCATTGAAGTCCTCTCGGGGCAAGCGAGAGCACGCGCTTCGGCGTGTTCTCGTCGTCGGCCTCGTCTGGTTCGGCGGCGGGCGCCGGGTCGGGTTTCTTCGCCGCGGCGAGTTCCATCGGGTCGGCGACGGTGGTGTCGACCTCGACGTCAGCCTCTTCGAGCATGTCGAGCTCGCGCCGGCGCGTCTCGATCACGTCCTCGATGTCGCGGCCGTCTGCGGTCTGGGCGATGACGTCGGTCAGCGTGGTCAGGCCGGCCTTGATCGCTTCCTTGTAGGCGTTGACTTCCTTCGTCGGATCGATCCAGGACCAGCCACGCGGCTTGAAGCGAACGGCGTGGAAGCGGTCCAGATCGTCGGCGCACTGCGTCATGTTGACGCCCTTGATCGCGCCAGCGAGGACGGCCCGGTTCATCCAGACGGCGTGCAGCGGCTGGCGGAAGTTGCGAATCCACCAGAGTTGCAACACCTTCCAGGTGTCGCGGTCCTCGAGCAGCGCCAGGCGGCTGCTGCTGTAGTTGCTCTGGCTGTAGTCGCGCGACAGCGATTCGTAGCTGACGCCCATGCCGGCCGCGGCCTCGCGCTGCAT